CTCCTTGACGGTGTTCTGAATCGGAGCCAGCTGTGCGTTCACGTAGCCAAGAATCTGTGAGGTCTGTGCGTTGATGTTGTCCTTCGTGCGCAGCTGGCTGATTTCGTCGGCCTGCTTGTCGATGATGGCCTGCATGTCGCGCTCGCGGGCATCACAGAACTCCTTGATCATCGTGGTTTTCAGGTCGGCGATGGCATCCACCTGACGCTGGCCCTGTGCGTTGATGCTGCCCTTCAGGTCGTTGGTCTGCTCGATGGTCTGGATGCGTCCCTCGTAGCCCTGCTGGGTGGTCAGCAAGCGGTTGTCGCAGCAGCACTTAGCGAGCTGAGAAGCGAGGTTGCAGTCACCCTGCTGGAGTGCGTTGATGACCTGGAGGAAGCCCATGCCGTTGGCACTTGCCAGATTGCTGATAGCAGCCTGTACGCCCATGACAGCGGGAAGCACGGTGTTATAGTTCTGACCCATCGACGTAGCGAGGTTCTGGATGGCTGCACGGCTGGCTGCACCCTCTGCTGTAACGGCCTGGAGAGCCAGTGCGCTGTCCACGTTCTGGCAGTTACAGCCGCCACAACGGTTGCCGAACTGGCCGTTTCCGAAGATGTTGGGGAAAATGCTGGCGACGATGGCGAAGCCGAACAAATCCATGAGACTCGTCTGGCCGTTGTTACCGAACAGACCACCGCCGTTTGCTACTGGGAGGATCATTCCTCCGTTCTGATTGCCTCCGTTCTGAGGCAGTTGGATGATTTCTGAAGGCATAGCTTAGAAATTTAAATTATTAAACTTATACATACGGCACTTTGCCGTACAATTATCTGTATTTTTACGGTTCAGGGTTTACCACGTTTCGTGAATGAGTGTGAATCACTTGAACATGTATCCGTTGTTGCCGCCCAGGTCAACGATCTCGCAGTCGAACGGCAGTCCGTTGAGCGAACGCGCATGGTCGAGCGCGGCCTTCATCTGCTGCGAGTTGGTGAAGAACTTGTAGTCCATGCCGTCGCACTCCACGAGCACAAATCCATCGGGCAGCAGTTCCAACAACTTCTGCACGGTCATCATGTGCTTGGCACTGCCATAGTCGCAACCCTTTACACAACCAATGGAAGCGTCATGGTCTGGGAATGCCTCCAGAATCGCCTCAAAATTGATCACCTGCCCTTTGGTGTTGTCGATCATCTCCACGCCAACCATCTGCACACGGAATGGCCGTTCATCAGCGGTGTCAAAGCACTACAGAATAGGCATACCTCTGTCAGCCATCCCATCCATCCGCACCTTTCAGTCAATGGTGCAAAGAGCAGCAGACCTACTGTCACAAGCCATGCGCTCCACACCCATTGCTCATTCTTCGGATGCCAGTAAACCATGTCGCTGGTGGTCTCAGGGGTTTCCCTATGCCTCCAGATGGTAATGCCAAAGTAGGACGCCACTAAGAGGATGGAGAGTATGAGCATTGCTGTCATAGGAATTTACGGATTGCATACAGCGCGGATAGTACGACCTCTTTCCCTTGTTGACTCACTATTGTTATAGTTGTTACTTGAACTAAGTAGAATTGTCCATACATTACCTCCATTATATGATGCAAGATTGTATTGACCATAATTATTATCCCAATTCAGTGCCAAGCCATTATAAAATCCAGCCAAAGGAATGAAGATATAGTTTCCAGAACCTGTCTTACTTGTATATTTCCATCCTTTTACACCAGTGCCATTGTAGTCACTAACAAATTCCTGAGTTGTATTATTCTTCAACTCATTAAAGTCTGCTGTAGTAGGCATTCTCCATCCATTACCAAGATTGGCACGGGCAGCATCATAGGTGGCATTAGTAGGTATGTCACCAGAAAGCGATTTACCAGGAGTTGAATTATATGTAGTAGAATTGAAATTATATCCGTCATTATAATGACCATCAACATTTCCCCAAGAGAAATACAGTCCTCTCTCCTCTTCACTTGTAGCACCAATGTTATATTGTGCCCATAACAGTCCACTTGGCAGTCCAAGGTCTACATAAGGTATGACAGAACCACCTTTAGTTTTCATTAAACGTCTTCTGAAATTATCCATATCTATAATATATATTAAATTCCGCGTAGATACACCTTATTGCCTGCTTTCAGGAAATCAATCTCTACATATCCACCAGCAGGAACAGTAAGAGGATCTGGGTCAGTTCCATTAGGACATACCCTGTTGGTAGCGTCATGAGTGATAGTAACTGTCTGCTCATTCGCCGCTGTGAAGATTACATGACAACTATGCCCAGCAGCAGGATTGGTAGAGAGGGTTACGGATGTAGCATCTCCGCTAAGTGTGACTACATGTAAAGGGATTGTACCGTCAAGAGAAATTGCCCCATTTGCAGTAACAGTGTTGACAGAGTATTCCAATTCACTATAATTGGATGGTATTTCCTGCAACGAATTACCAGCACTGTTCCACTTTACAATAGCCTTGCTCTTCGGATGATAGAAAGACCTGTCCTTCGGTGCTCTAAGTGTAAGATAGAAGTCTGTAAACGAACCTTCAGTGAGATGTTCGTTGAAGGCAGTCTTCATGAATGTAGGGAATCCATACAAAGAATCTACATCAGCTTTTGCAGTAAACTCATCCTTGGTAGGACTGTTTGTACTATCGTTATAGTTAGAGCCAGGTTCTGCCACATACAGTCTTCTCTTCCTTCCCTGCGAATCCAACGGCTTCGTAATACAATATACTTTTCCGAAACCTGAGCTTACTCTTAACGAGCAATTATATATATATACGTCACTATCTGAGTCAATATGCAGATTAGTAATCTCACTGTTTCCGTAGAAATGGTAGCCTCCAGTTGGTGACCCAATATAGTTGATATTTCTTAGCTTTACGATGTTGTTTGAACCACCGTCGCAATAGAAGATATACTGTAGGTTCTGTGCATCAGAAGACGTGTACTCGAAGTTACAGTCACTGATATTCATATAGAGGGCATCTGAGGTGATGACAGCAAAGTATTTGAGACCTTTATACACTATATTGAACCCTTCGCATATCTGCATAGAAGTGTCCTTGAAGAATGCCGTTGACTTTCCCCTCTTATTGTTCACAACACCAGTATCAAAGAACCAGTTAGCGTCAGATAAATCATGAAACTCATTGCTTGATGAATTGAATCCGTTGATTATCACCTTGTCAGGCCCGCATGCCATGATGGTGTTGCTGATGTTCATGTCATAGACCACAAACAGATTTCCGCTGTTATCCTTATACATACAGTCCTGATTGTATGACATAAGGCTTGCTGAGTCTATGAACAGATGATGATGTGATAGGGTGTACTGGCTTGTATTCTCAAGATAGACTACATATCCATCTGCCTCTATTGCAAGGTTACTCATCCTTACTTCCATACTGCCTACCGTAGAACAGTAGAACATGGATGATGCAGGTGCCCACAAGAGCGTATCATGAATGCCCTGTCCTTTGATTGATGGCAAGATGTTCATCTGTGCATCAAACGGATAGATGCCCTTACCGAACTCTATGGTCTTTGCAACATTCATCAGCATAGTCAGTATTGTCCTGTTGGTATTGCTGATAGTGGGTACTGTACCTGTCAAATAGCCGTTAGCAAGGAATGTAGTATAGTCTGACTTTGAAACCACCTCGTTGACAAACCAGTCAAACTGAACAGCATCTCCTCTCAATGTTCCTGACAGTACAATGTCCTTGTTAAGACCCTTGAATCCGTTGATGAAGGTATTATCGCACACGATAGTACCATTGCTTATGATTCCTCCCTTCAGCGTCAGAATGCTGTTGGATGGCATTGAGACGGAAGCCCCTCCAAGATTGAAGTCATACTTGACTATATATTCTGTATTTGCTTCTGTCACCTGACTGGCAAAAGATTCGCCCTGCACAAGCGTGACCTGCCTTTCGCCATCTGATGTGCGCCCGCTAAGAACTCTTCTTACTGCTTCATCAATCTGTGGTTGTGTATATGCACTTGTATATATTGCCATAATAGTATTCTTGTTTAATTATTAAGAACTGCTACACTTAAGTAATTACCATCTGCAAGTCTTAGAATGTCACCGCCATACAGTCGGAAATTAGGGCCTGCGGCCTGCGTCACGGTGAACGCCTTGGTCTGCACTGGAGAGCCTTTGGTCGTCTCGATGGTCACGGTCATACTGCGTGCCTCGTCGGTAGGGTTGTCGTCTGACTGCACCGTGACGGGGCCGTCGCCCTGACCCGGATAGGTCAGGGTGACGTTTCCGCCTGTCGGCCATTGTATGGTCTTCTGTGCCATAATGATGACGCTTAGTCGATTGTCCAACTGGTGTTCGAAGTAACCTGTACGGATGCGCTCGTGCCTTCGGTGGCAGCATTCCAGTCGAGGTTGACGGTGGTGGGCGTTACGCTCAGGGTAGCGTCGCCAGCGGCCTGTGTAATCGTACATGTAGCCTCGTGTCCCGCATTGTCGGTCACGATAAGCTGTGCCAGCAGATCGTCGATGGACGTGTTGGCCGGAATGTCGGTGAACGTGATGCTGAAGTTGTACTCCGCACCTGCGCCTGGGTCGCCGGCGATGGCCACGCCATTGTTTGTCTCAATGGAGTTGGCCGTGTATGCGGCTGGCAGTGTCAGCGGGAGCGTTGCGCCAGTACCCAGCGCGAAGGTCAGCTTGCTGGAGTTGGACGTGCCGCTGACGGTCAGCGTGCCGCCGGTCTTGTTGACTGCCGCCGTTGCCTGGATGGTTACGAACTCGGGCTTGCCCGCCTGGTTGACGGTCACGGGCACATCGGCCACGTTGGAGCCCTTGAATGTCATTACGGTGGAACGGGCCACACGACCGGTGTGGTCGCTCAGTGCTGTCACGTTGACGGTATCATTACCGCTGCCTGATGTCTTGCTCGGATTGAGCCATGCTGAATAAGCCATAACTTTCTGTTTTTAAAATGTTAATAAAATATTACTCAATATTCCATACTGTATTCGACTCTACGCCGTAGACAATTTCGTTGCCCGGCACCATCCATACGAGCGTCTGCGGAGTCGATGGTGTCACCCTCAGGTATTTCTCCTCCAGCAGTATGTTGACGTCTGCCGTCTCATAGCCGTAGCCCTTGATCCTGCCAGGCCCTCCGTGTCCGTAGCCCTTTATCCTGTCCATAGCATTCACCGCTTTACGTTAATCCTCGGGTCGATTTCGATCACCTCTGTGCTGTAGCCTTCCGGATAGTCCTCGTCGGGTACATGGAGGGTGAGCCGTAGCAAGTAGCGTCCGATGCCCAGCACGGAAGAGTTGAACATATAGCAGTATTTCCTGCCGTCGCCTATCTTGTGCGCGTCGGCCTTGGTGAAGGTGACTGCACTTTCCATCTTGCCACGTACATAGACCTGGCCCGTGAAGTCCACGTCGGCCAACGTCATGTCGTCGGGGAGACAGACGCCGAAGATCACCTTCACGTCGCTGCCGAGCATCGTCGGCGGTATCGGCTCTTCTTCCGGGAGGGTAAGACGCATATAGGGCTTCAGCATGAAGTCGATGCTGTACGGCACATTACTCACCGATACTTGTTCCGTAGCCCCGTGATGCTGGTACAGGTGATCGACGAGCAACAGCGTGGCGTGCATCAGGTCTTCTGGTATGCCGCCGTAGGTGTCGTAGAGGTCGTCGACATCCCGCATGCACAGGTTCATGACGGCTCTTTCTGCCGCCGCACCGATACGCTCCAGATAGCGGTCTTCCGCATTGTGGCAGATGCGCGAATGGTCTTTGATGTATTCCAGCGTCAAGTATTTCATTGTTTTTATCTTTTACTTATCCCCCGAATAGCCGCCGGGGGTTTACCGACGGGCATGGAAAAGCCCCACGGTGTGCGGGCTGTGACCTCCGCATCCTCACCGTGGGGCCGATTATCAAGAACTATGAACTTGATGTGAGAGTGTTAGTCGCCAATCTCGTTGCTGCTGGAGCCGGTCTTGCTATAGACCACGAAGCCGTCGGCACCGTCCTTCAGCACGGTCATCGAGAAGTCGGCGTTGATGGTCACGATCACCTCGTCGGTGTCGGCTGCCAGTGCAGAGGTAGCATCAATCGAGAGACGGATGTTGCCGTGCTGCATGGTGGGCAGGTACTTGAAGTTGCCCAGGCCGATGTTGTGACCAGCGAGCGCACCCTTCTGGGTGGCACGGTTGATGGCGTTGTTGGCGATGACGGGAATGCCCAGCAGACGGTTGTCGTTGCCGATGAGCATGATGCCCGAGCCTGCATCCAGCGGAGTGACCTTGGCCAG